TTATACAAGTTACGCATTGATAACTGATTATCAGCAAGAAGTTGAATCATCTTCATAGGTGTTCCTGGTTCAAGTGGAGCAACATCATCATACTTCCACAAATATTTCTTACCAGAAGCAGGATAATTAGCACAAAACACACGTATGCAACACAAATCTTCATCATCAACAAACCAATACTCAGGTAGTCCCGAACAAATATGTTTACCCTTTGTCCATTCAAGTTTGACTTTAACATCTTTTTGATCAAGAAAAGGAATAATAGTGTGTGCGGGAAAAACAAAAACACCAGCAGCATAATGAAAACCATGGCAAGTCTTCGCACGGATAAAATCCTTACCATCCCAAGCCGAGAACTCAAACCTAACTAAGACATGTAAAACAGAATTAGTTAAAGTAGATAAGTAATTATCATCTGTACCCGCACACGGAACATATTTAACTTCAACATCAGCACTATTAGGTTTAAATCTATCACCACTGGTGGTTCTAGCAAATCTACGCTTGGCTCTACGACCCATTTCTCCACTAGCACGACTAGAATTTGAAAATGTTGTCGCATAAGAGTCACTATTTGATTTAGTGGATGGTGAATGAGCTTCATATTCATCCTTTGAAGAAACATCGTTAAACATAAATTTATATGTCAACACCCCAACAGTAGTCAAGCTCAACAAGACAATTATACCAAGAATATAGTTTCTTTGATCTCTTAGGCGTTTTTCCTCAGCAATAATTGCATCGACGTCTTTAACGTCATCAGTCCAATTAGATTCCTGGTACATCTTACTAATACTAGCAAGAACCTTCTCAGGAGGAACATCCCCTGTACGATCAAGCTTTGGGTTACCTTGCGGTTCAGCCCATTCTGGGAACTGCATTGCATAATGCTCTTCAGTCATATCACCAGACTTATATTTATCATCAATATAATCCTCAACACGCTTAATCATTTGAGCAATTTGAATATTAGTGAGCCATTGACCCTCATACTCATTTCCAAAATGAACGCACTTATCAACACGAAACATCAAAGTCGGAATATCCGTAGTTTCATCAATCTTCTCTTCACGATGCAACACAACGTGAAAACGACGCAACACTGCCTTATCTTCGGTCATACCAGAATCCCATGTGATGTTGTCATACCTACGACCCACACCAACAATATTCGAAGTTACAAAAACATATTCAGATACAAAGCTGATAGCCCCCTTAAGTGTAAAAGCTTGAGGTACTAGCCAAGTGGCAGTATTAACAGCGCTGATGAGTATACCAAGCTCTGTAGACCTAATCTTAGGATCTTTAACTTTAAGTATATCATCCATAAGGAAAAACATAGGATTAACATAACCTTCCAAAAATCCGTCACCAGTGGTATATTCATAAATAAGGTGTTTACCATAAGGAATTCTGCGTCGAAAGCATATTGCCTTCATTTGATATTCTTCTGATCTGGTTTTACCTGTTTCAGGAGGACCTGTGTAGAACACACACAAGGGCATTTTACGCTGATTCAAACCTCTTTGAAATGCAGTGAACTTTAAATACGCTGCCTCCAATGTATTTCTACGTTGATTGAAAGCTTTAGTAGCAAAAGGGGGTAGACTCAACATTTGTGGACTCATTGAAGTCTTGGTCGCCAATTCTCGATGATCAATAACAGCTTGCCCAAGTATGGGATTGGAATTGATTGTCTCAAAATCGGCAGCGTGCTCATCTGTGAATTCAACAATCTTAACAACATCTTTGGCTAATTGTTGATACAATTTATTAAACGGATCCCAAGAGTATCTAACACGACAAATAACAGATATAACTTGAAGAATAATGTTAAGTGAGTTATTCCAACCAGTTTTCTCATAACTTTTAAGCTGCATCTGTAAAACAGCATGTCTCATAGCCTCATCACTCATGTTCTGAACTCCAGATGTAGTAATCCAGGATGCGATTGTTGATAAACTATCAATCAATTCTTTATTTTCAGGAACAAAACTACCTTCTCTTGTAGGAATATTAATTAACAAGGGCTCCAAATCTGCTCCTTCAGCATGAGCATGACATATCTGGTTATACTGACCAAATGAGCACATATAAACCTTTCCATTATATTCAAAATCATATGTAGTTGGAGCAGAGGTGGTGATTCTAGAAAAATCTATCTTAAGGAAAGCACTACGAATTTCATTACTGCGGGTTGCCAATAAATATTCAGCATGTGTTAACGCAACTTTATACTGGTTGTGCATACAAAAGTATATGAAATTAATGACTGACAACATCTCGACTAAAATAATCTGATACTCAGGAGTGAG